ACAACCCTGCTGATGCAGAATGGGATATGCCTAATGATACTGAGATTCAATTGTTTATGTTGGATAACAGGAAGTGGGTACAGGATTATAGAATTACTCCTTCTACTACGCAGAGAGGAGGCGCAGGTAGCTACTTAAATTTCCCCGGTGGAGAGACGTACTCTTACATTATGGCACAAGGTTGGGAGTTCGGAGACGGGCCTGACGATGTGTTCCCTAACTATAAGAATGCTTCACAAGGTAATGATAACAGCTACACCATTATGCAATTCAAGAATGGCGGAAGTAATAATCAAGTGAATGTAACAATCCCAGGATTGAGTTAATGGAACGAGGGGGAAGGCTAAGTCCTTCCCCTCCTCTATTCAATAGAGGAGAGATAGACCTATATTGAGTTAAATTCCGTAAAGTGAAAGAAGAGCCCATTGTCCACGTAGTTATTGCAAAACGTAATAGAATGAACAAGTACTTCTTAGAGCTCAGCCTCATAGCTGGAGCCTTCTTAGCCCCCCTCTCAGGGGTAGTCGGAGCAATGTTCGCCTTCGTCATCGTAGATCTAATTACAGGCCTAATGAAGGTGAGAGCGAAGGCTCGGAGAGACGCAGACAGAATGGCATTGGGGAGAAGAGCTAGATGCTCATACATCTTCGCAAGAATTAACAGTCGCTCGATGAGCAATAGTGTCGCCAAGTTCATATTCTATCTATCGGGAATCGTTCTGGCTCACATCACAAACTATCAACTAGGATTAGAGATGCCTCTCGTGAAGATGATCTTAGGACTTATCATAGCAATTGAGTTGAAGAGCATAGATGAGAACATGAGGATAGTGCTAGGATACTCCGTATTTGGAAAGCTAATAGACATCATTCAAAGGCCGAGTGATGACTCAAATCGCAGACCTAGGCCGTAATAAGTAACAGATAAGACGGAAGTCTGAGCAAAAATCAGTATTGTAATTAATATGAGAGAATCAACAACGTCAGACGACATCAACTTCTTCGCACCTATCACCATATCTAAAGGTGAGTCAGTCGAGGGGCAGTCCGTCTTAAAGATGGGAGGCATCGCTTCAACGGGAAGTAAAGATGCTGACGGAGAGTTTCTTAACCCTACAGGATTTGACCTAGAGTACTTCTTGAGTAAGGGCTTTATGAATTGGAATCACCAAACAACGAAGGACCCATTAGCATATATTGGACGTCCAACTAAGGGAGAGATCACGAATAAAGGACTTGAGATTGAGTGTGAGTTGTTTGCAAACAATCCAAAGGCTCAACAAGTATATCAACTAGCTGAAGTACTTGCTTCAAACGGGATGACTATGGGATTCTCGATTGAGGGTAAGGTAACCAAGAGAAACTCTAAGAATCCTAAGATAGTCGAGAAGGCTATCATCACAGGATGTGCAATCACGCCTGATCCTAAGAATCAAGACGCAGTCGCTGAGATTATCAAAGGACACACTGCAAACGAACTAGACAGCCTAGAAGATCTACCTCGACTTGAAGGAGGATTCGCCCTACTGAAAGGAATGTCCTCTTCTGAGGAGAATGATTTTGAGCCACATATGATGTATAACCCTGAGACGGGCAAAGGATACAAGGCCGATACATACGAAGACCATGTAAAAATGAAGAAGTTGGGGTATGTACACGAAAAGCCAGAGGGCTCTGACGAAGAAGCCGAAAAAGCAATGATGGCGGGAGGCAATATGAAGCCTGTCGTTAAGGAATCCCTAGACGGAGACTTGAAGCACACGGAGAAGTCTTACGGCATGAAGAAGTCTAATAAGATGAAGAAGGCTTGCTCTTGCGGTATGAAGAATTGCAACTGCAAACTAAGCAAAGGAGACGTATATTCAAAGATTTACACAGACTTCCCTCAACTAGAGGATGGAGTCGCAACTAAACTTTACAATTTAATCGAATCAATCAGTTCAAAGATGGAGAATACCAATATCACGTCAGAAGATATTTCTAAGGCGTATGAGGCACTAGGCCTTGGTGGCGATACAACAGTTGAGGCTACCCCAGAAGTAATCGAAGAAGTAATCGAAGAAGTAATCGAAGAGGGAGTAGAGCTATCTTGGGAGGACCTTGAGATAACCGACGAGGAGGTCGACGCAGCTAAGCTAATCCTAGAGAAGGCTAACATCAACTTCACTATCGGTGGAACCGACGAAGAAGAGAGCATTCAGAAGGGTCTTGACGACGAATTCGCTAACGACAATGACAACGCACTAATCGACTTGATTAAGGGTCAGTTTGACGAAATTTCAGCAAAGGCTAACGAGAGCGCATTAGCAACTGCTACATTGATCAAAGGACTTGAGAATGAGTTGGCTGAATTGAAGAGCTCTAACGAGAACTTGAAGTCAGACGTTGATGCTATAGGAGGACAGAGCACAGGACGCAAGTCTGTAATCTCTAAAGCGGTTGATCGCAGCTTCGGAGACAATGACGAGACCATTCAGAAAGGAGACGGACTAAAGACTCTTTCAATGAAGAAGGATAAGTCTATGATTCTTGACACATTAGAGAAAGGATACTTCGACTTCAACTCAGGAGCAGTTACAAACAACACATTGGCTAATGAGTCAATCAAGTTTGAGTCTTCTGATGAAATCACAAAAGGTATCATCGAATATATGGCTGACAACGGATTTAAGTTGGTCAACTAAGTAAAAACGAGTATTGTAATACAATAGGCCGATTGGCCGAGAACGGAACCAATTCAATAATCAATCAAACCCAATAATTTACAACGTAATGGATAACATTTCTGTGAATTTGTCTGAGTTTCAACACGGAGTAGGCTTCGCTGAGGACGCTTTGAATCAGGCAAACATGACTGCTGAGCAGTTGAATACACTTAGTAAGGCGCTGGAAGCTGGACACATCACTGGTGGTGAGCAAGGCAACCCAGACCAAACAAACATGGGAGCTCTAAAGACAGAGTCTCTTGAAAAGAATTTAAAGGTACTTACTTTCCGTGAGTCTGACATCCGTTTCTGGAAGCGATTCCCTAAGTCGGCTGCATTCAGTACGGTTGAAGAGTATAACCAACAAGCATCTTACGGTACAGATCGAGGAGGCTTCAACGGAGAAGGTGAACTTCCTGAAGAAGAAGATTCTAGCTTCGTACGTAAGGCTGAGTTGGTGAAGTACTTAGGTATTACTAAGTCTGTAACCCACCCTGCTCAGTTGGTTTCCACAAATGTTGGAAACATGGTTCAGAAGGCTACCACTGACGGCATCCTTTGGATCTTGAGAAAAGCTGATAGAGCTCTTTTCCACGCTAACTCTGCAATGACTAGCCAGGAATGGAATGGTCTTTACGCACAGCACGCAAACAACGATGCTTACCCAACAATGGCTGAGTACTTCGAGAGTGAAGTAGTTGTTGACCTTAGAGGTAACGCTATCAACGAAGCGAACATTGAGGAAGGATGTCAAGTTATTCTTCGCAAGTTCGGTCACGCTGACCTTCTTGTTGCTCCTCCAGTTGTTCTTTCTGACTTCGCACGAGGATTCTACAACAACAAACGAGTTAATGTAGGAGCAAGTGGTGCAGTTCAGAACGCTACTATGGGACAGCACATCAGCAAGTTCCAGTCTATGTACGGAATGATTGACTTTGAGTACGATATCTTTGCTGCTGGTCCAGCTGGAAGACTTTCTTCTGCTGCTGCTACCTCTCCAAAGGCTCCGACTGCTCCAACTGCAGGATCTACTCCTGCTGCTGCTGTCTCTGACGCTGCTGGGACTAAGTTCACTGACGGTGCAGGAGACTACTACTACGGAGTAACTGCAATCAACCGATATGGTGAGTCTGCAATGCTTCAATTAGGAGCTGGTGCAATCACTGTTGCTGCTACTGAGTCTGTTGATCTTGAGTTCACTGCTACTGCAGGTGCTTACAGCCCAACTAGCTACAGAATCTTCCGATCTTTGGTTGATCCAGCTGGTGCTTTCGGTACCACAGTGATGTATCCAATCTTTGAAGTAGCTGTAACTGGAACAAGTAAGTTCGGTTCATTAGCTGCTGGTGTTGATGGCGCTTCTGCTACTTTCGTAAGAGATCGTAACAGATGGATCGGTGCTACTGAGCAGGCGTTATTGCTTCAGTCTGACACTGACGTTATCGAATTCAAGCAATTGGCTCCTCTTATGAAGATGCCACTAGCTAAGCTATCTCCAGCTGACCGATTCATGGTACTTCTTTACGGAACTCCATTATTGTACGCTCCAGACAAGATGGTTCGTTACATCAATGTTGGCCGTACTGTAGCTTAATTATCGATTTAACGATCTAGAAGGGCTCTCCAAATGGGGAGCCCTTTTTTTATACGTGATAATTCCGTAAGTTTATAGAGTAATCAATACACTAAAAGATGAGTAACAAAATAACACTAAGAACAGGACGAGCAGCCAACTTTGGCAAGCCCGTAGTGTGTTCTCAAGGAACGATTGTCTTTGATATGGAGGGAAGAGCTTCTGTGTCTGAAGAGATCGCTGAATTTATGGTATCAAACTTTCCTAAGAATTACTACTTGGAAGGAGAGGAGACTCCTGATACAAAAGTTAGTGAGAATCCAATCGACCCATCAAAAGACGCTAGCGTTAGAGACTTCGCAAGAAACCTAGCCAGAACTAACATGGCTGAAAGCAATGCTAAGGCTAGAGGAGAGCAGAGCTTTCTAAGTGACGATCAAATCGCGACAGCATCAACTCCAGAGACCGGACTTGTTGACGCAAAAGGAGCTGAGATCAAGAAAAGTGCCGTAGATAAGTTAGATCTATCTACAGACGTTCGTGAGGAGCTATTGGAGAACAAAATGTCTGACCTGAGAGCAGTATGCGTTGAGGCTGAAGGCATCTCTAAGTCTGAATGGGCAAAGTTAAAGAAGAAGGAGGCCCTAGTGGACTTCATTATTGAAAAAGGAATCGTTAAGTAAGAGACACCATGCCAACAATTCAGTATCAAGTACTTTCAAGCAAGAATGACGGACTACCAATTAGCCCGTCAGAGCTTATCTCTCAATACTTCTTCGGAATATCGCTGAAGAACAAGGAGGGTGCGTCTATGTCAGACAGTGACATCGCATTCCACATCAAAGCAGCAGTCGAAGAGATGGAGGGGTACTTGAACTGTAAGGTGATGCCTCAAGTAATCACAGAACAGCTTGACTACAACCTAAGCGACTTTAAGTCATGGGGATACATCCCTACTTCGTACCCAGTGAGGTGCGTCCACTCACTTAGAGGATTCTTAGGGAAGGTTGAGCAAGTGATTTATCCCAAGCAATGGCTTAGTGCAAGATCAACATCTGACGGACTGCAATATTTCCGTCAGGTGTTTCTTATTCCTACAGCTGGAGTATCTCCGGATGGTCAGGACACAGCGATATTCAATGGAGTATCGCCTCACCTAGGCTGGTTCGGAAGTAAGAACATACCAAACTATTGGACGATAAGTTACGTTACATCATTCGATAGAATACCCGAAGACATTATG